AGCCCCTTCTGTAGGTCTTTTGCCTACACCTTATTATATAGTAAATTCGCATCAAAAAGAATATTGATGAAAGAATTACAGTCTCTACTTGTCTCAGGGAAGCCTCTATTCATAACTATTGACGGATTTCGACAGGCTATGTTAACAGCCTTTCCGCTCAGTGGTAAAGCACCAGATAAACCTGAGGTAAACTCATCGTTCAGCATGACGAAAGATGAAATGCTTGCTTACCTTAACACCCATAGTTGGTATCAGCTCGAGTCACATCTTGCTCTCTTGGATATTCAGAAGATAACGAATCAAGAAAACACCGCTCCTATTACACTTACTGATGAGTTCAGTGATGAGCAACTGCCTGATAACAGTATTGCTTATCATCGTGTATTCGGTACCGTGATGTCTGATTCGTATTATTACTTCTCAAGTAAGCAGCTTCAATCAGACCTGCTTGCTGCTGAAGCTAATCCGCAAATATCTTGTCACTTCCTCCACATCAATTCACCAGGTGGTGAAGCGTGGTACCTCGACCGCTTGAGCGAAACACTACGCAGTTGCGAGAAACCTATCCTCACATTCTATGAACAGATGTGTTGCTCAGCTGGATATTACATCGGCTGCCACGGTCAGCGCATCTACGCTATGACACAGAATGACTATGTAGGTTGCATAGGAACTATGTGCAGCTTCTACGACTTCGAAGAATACTTTGCGAAGCTCGGTATTAAGAAGGTCGAAGCAAAAGCAACTAAGTCTGACTTGAAGAACAAAGTGTTCGATGATCTTCGCAAGGGTAAGGATGAGCAATTTGTGAAAGACATCCTCGACCCAATGAATGCACAGTTCTTAAGCGAGGTTCGTTCACAGCGTAGTAAAATTGCTGACCTTCCAGACGATACTCCTGTCTTGCGTGGTGAAACTTTCTACACTTCTCAGGCTGTGGAACTCGGTCTGACGGATGGTTGTAAGACTATGGTAGAAGCAATCGTTGAAACTGCTACGATGGGGCGTGAATATACTGAGGCAAAGAAACTTAAAACTGCCGTTTACAACATATAAATGTATCATTTTTGACATTGCTTCTGAACAAGCTGCACAGAAGACAGCTCAACAGGCGGATGAGTTTCAGAAGATGCTGAACACCATTCAGTCAGTTCTGAATGGTGGTGAGCCTTCAGCAGCAGCTGATGATAATGGTGGTCAGCAGCCTGCACAGCAAGGTAACGCAACTCTTGAGGGTATTCTTGAGGGTATTAAGGGTATGCGTGCTGATATTCAGGCGATGGGTTCAAACCCTGCAACTGATGTTCCTGCGCAAACAGTGAATGCTGTTCCTCTAAGTGTTAATGGTTTCGCAAACACAGCTGATTATCTCTTCGGTGTTGAGCATCCTTTCTTCTCAATGAAGAATCGTTGGAATCAGATTGCAGCTAACCCACGTGCAGCAGCTGCGCTTCCTGAGGTTGACGAGCAGGTTGATGGTGCTGCCTTCTATAAGGAGGTTCGCAATTATGCTAATTCACTCAAGCACCGCTATCAGTACCTTCAGCAGAATAAGATGCTTGATGCAGCTGCGCTTGCAAAGGGAACTTACGCTACAAACTACGATGGAGTAGACAATGCAGGACTTGGCGATCAGTTCGTTGTTCTTCGTCAGGATGCCCTCATCGCACGTGTTCTACAGGTGCGCGATCTTACTCAGTTCTTCCCAGTCGCTTACGGCTACCAAGACCGTGGACTCGTATTCAACGCCTTCTTCGATGAGGTTTCACAGGCTTACCAGTCTGGTGAGGTCTTCAAGGGCGGTATGAAGATTGAGAACCACTATGGTTACGTTGACGACGCTATGATTAAGATGGAATGGGGTCCAATGAAAGAAATCGAGCGTAAGTACATCGGTTATCTCAACAAGGAAGGCTCTGACCCTATCAAGTGGTCTATGATTGAGTATCAGTTGCTCAATACCCTCCGTGCTGCACAGGTTGAGCAGAACAAACGCCGTATGCGTGGTATCTACGTGAAGCCTGATAAGGGTGTTGCAGGTAGCTACCTCAATGCTGCTACTGGTGTTCTCTACACCTTGCTGCGTTATGTTCATCAGTACGACATCAAGCCACACGATGATGGTACATACCGCACCTATACACAGGCAAGTTTCCTCGCTTCTGTTCAAGAGTTCATTGCTGACGTTCGTGCCTCTATCACAGAGGACATGGACCTCGACAACCACTTCATTTACTTGAATAAGAACCATCAGGCATGGTGGATTAAGAACGTTCGTTCTACCTATGGTAAGGACACAGACTTCGCTGGACCTATGGGTGCATTGAGCGTGGTACCAGACACTACGATGCGCATCATTTGGTTGCCTTATCTCGGTCAGACTCCATTCATGATGCTTCACGAACCAGGTAATATTCAGTTCCTTGAGTTTGTACCAGGTGAGATGCTCTCTGTGAAGATGCAGGAAAGCATGGAGCAGGTCCGTGCTTGGAGTACATGGAAAGAGGGAACTTCTGCTTCATTCACAGGTCGTCGCTTCTCAACTAAGGATGAGATGGATAAGAATAACTACGAGTGGCAGCAGATCTTCATCAACCTCTTTGCAGCAACTATCACCGATAAGGTTGACGGTAATAACGGCTTCTGGCAGATTACCGACAGCACAACAACACTGACAACTATCACCGACATCGAGAATGCAAAGGCTGGTGTAGCTTACTGCATCGAGTGCGGTGATAAAACAAAGTTGCCAAAGATTACCAATAGTGGTAAGTTCGATAGCATCACGGCTGCCTTCACCGCTACAGCTGTAGGCGACTACATCATGGTAATCCTCGGTAGCGACAACAAGTTCCGTGAGTTGGAGCGTTGCGTCGGTGGTAAGCGTACCGTCAACAAGGAGTTGCAGCCTAACGTACCAGGTGCTCGATAGAATGAATGAATAAGGAACTGAGAGGAAAGTCGATGGTATTAAAAGCTCGGAACGGCTTGACCTCTTCAGTTCCTTTCTTTAACCAACAATTATCATTAATAGAAATAAAAATGAAAAAGCCCAATATTCAGAAACGCTATCGTGCGTATAATTCTATGAAAGGATTTAACTACGCAAATCGTCAGTCACGCAATATGTTTATGGCTACGTTTGCGATTTTTGGCATCCTCATGATCGTAGCTGCGCTGATTGACCACTCTCTCGGTGCTGCTGCTGGTTCAGGTGTCACCTTCGCTTCAATGGCATTGCTCGGTCACATAGACGATGTATCTGATCGAGATACACACGGCAGTGCTATCTCTTACATCGTTTATCTTATAGCGCTCGACCAAATCGACCGCACAAAGGAATTTCCTCAACCAAACGCTAACCGTGAGGTTGCGCCAGTTCCTTTGAAACCAAATGAGATTCCTCATTATTTCGAGGCACACGACATTCCAACCTTCACTGGTACCACGGAGAAAGGAGACATCACCACGACAGGCGAAAATCAGCTTGTAATGGTTATGGGTGGAGCTCGTGCAAACCTTTATAACTTCATTGAGGAGTACAGCGGTGGTAAGTTTATCGCTCTTTATAAGCACATTAAGAAGAAGGAGTGGTACATCGTTGGGGAACTCGAACGTCCTATAATTTTGTCTAACACAGAGACGAAGGACGATAAGGATGGTCGTTACACCACTCTTACCTTCAAGCGTAGTTCTGTGGACCTTCCACTGATTTACACTGGTAACCCAGCGGTTACTGCTGCTACTGCTATCAATGCGGATGCTACAGATGTAGCTATCACAGCAGGCAGTAACACATACACGATTCCAAACGGAACGTCAGCAGCTGCTGCTATCGCTACAGTCAGTGGACTCAGTAAGAGCGACAAGGGTAGATACATCACGCTTGTTGGTGCTGGTACCGATAAGGCTGCCACCATCGCTGACGGTTCTACCTTCGTACTCGAGGAGGGTGCTACATGGACAGCGAAGACAGGTGCGTCTATCACCTTCCGTGTTCTTGACACCACAACACTTGTCGAGGTCTCAAGAACTGAAGCCTAACTTCGAACCTCTCCCACGACCCCTCCCCGAAAGGGAGGGGAGTTGCAAACCATGTGGGGGAAAAGCTCTTATTTTTTACTTATTTAATTGAGAATTATGTACAGCGCAAAAGAGAAATTAACGCACTTCCACAAGTTGGTTAGCCCCACAGTTGTGGAAGCCGACCTTGCCCTGCTGCACGATAAGGCACCACACCTTACCGATTTCACACGCTTCGACCTCTCGCCAGAGAAAAATCACGAGGAGATACTCTTCTTACTTCTCGACCATTGCGAGCACGACGAAATCGTACGTAATCGACGTGAGTTTGCTTCCCAAGCAGCCGACGAGGATAATGATAATAACAACGCCGGCAACTCTTCTGAAGATGGCAACGAGGACCCTAAAACACTCAACAGCAATGGAGATGAAAGCCCAGACGCTAACGGTGGAGAAGGCGACAAGAACCCATCAACAGGAGAGGGTGGCGATGATTCTTCTAAGAAGGAGAAGGCGAAAGCAACTCCAAAAAAAAAGAAGAAGAGTACCCGAAAATAGACTGGGAAAACCTTGCTGATGCGGACGTACAGATGGCAACTGTCATCTATAACGACCGCATCAACACTTGGCGAAAGATGAAGCAGCTCGACGAATTGCTGGAGACAAAGCCCACCGCACAGGCTGTTGCTGAAATGGCAGAACTGCGCATCCGCAATCTTCAAGCATTTGCCGAGCTGCAATCGTTAAACGACACTGGTAAGTTCCTCTGCAAGCACCCGATACTCTTCGGACGCTCAGAGATAGCCCAGCTCATTAAGTTGCTCCGCACTGACCCAGCAGAGTTCCTCCGTCAGCACAAGAACGTTCTCGACAACATCAAGCGTTATAAGTCGTTCGTTAAGCGCAAGGATCGTAAAGAGAAAAGAGATGCTGATAAGCGGAACCTCCAAAAGTACCAAGAGAAAGAGCGACTGTTCAGAATGGTTCTTGAGCAGCAGCAGGAACAGAAATCCAAAGCATAGCTTTCGATCATCCAAAGCATAGCTTTTGATCGTCCAAAGCATAGCTTTCTATCATCAAAAGCATAGCTTTCTATAAATCTATTTATTAACCCTTAAAATCAATGTATTATGTCAGTAAAATTTAAGATTTACCAAGACGTTCGCACAAAGAGTAAAACCAAAGGCAAGTTCTATGCACGTGCCGTTGTCAGTGATGTTGCCGACCTCGAGTCTATCTCTAAGGAGATTGAGGAAAACACCTCTGCTAAGCAGGCGGATGTCTACGCAGTTCTGCGTGAACTCGTCAACGTAATGGCTCGCCACATGCGTAATGGCGACCGAGTAGTGCTCGACGGCTTCGGCTCGTTCAAGGTTGGCTTGAAAACCAAGCCTGCCGATTCGGTTGAGAAATTCAACGTAGCCAAGAACATTGTCGGTACACGCATCAACTTCCAACCAGAGACCCACTGGAAGGCTGGCGACATCGGGCGCACACGTGCCTTCCTCACGGGTATCGACTTCAAGCCTTACGAGGTGAAGAAGAGCGACAATGTTGGTAAGATAAACCACAAAACAGAAAGCAATCCAAGCGGTCCATCCGTTGACCCAGACTATCATCCATAAGGATAGTCATTGACTTTCTAATCTTTAGCCGTCCCCTGCCTCACGCTGTGAAGCAGGGGATTTCTTATAAATCTCTTGCGTCACGCAAAAATTATTTGCGTTTCGCTTGCATTATTCAAAACGAATGCTTATCTTTGCAGTGCTTATAAAACGATAGTATCCTATCCCGAAGAGCATCGGTCATTGCTCAACGTATTCGCTTGAGCGTTTTTTATGCTCATAAAGATATTGGCAGTTGCCATTCCGTAAACAATTCAAAGCCCTTCGGGTAGAGACATCGTTTTATAAGCAGCGGAATCGGCGGCTGCCTTTCCGTTTACCGCCCCACGACGGATCCGTGGGAATGCTTATAAAACGATGCAACATGCAACCAACAACCCTCCGCACAGCGCAGCGGTCGTTCACGCTCAAGGATTGGGCAAGCGAAAAGCGCAATAAGTTTTCACAGTGGTTTAATGGCGAGTCAGCTACTTTCTCACGTCTATGCGGTGAGCGTTTCACGCATAAGGAGGTCTGCTACGCTCATCTGTTCCTCGTAGTTCTCTTGGCTGCCTGCTTCGTGGCTGAATGGTTGGAAGGAGGTGCGCTATGACGATTGCCCTCACCCTTACGCCATCGGTAGCCTATAGCGCAGTGCGCACAGCGTGGGACCAATTCAAGGCAGCACCCACCGATACGGCAGCCATCGACAATTACCTCGAAGCACTCGAACAATACAACGGTATACTCGAAACGATTGCCGTCTGAAGATATAATTTTTTTTTAGCATTTCTTAAATTGTGAAGCAGTCTGCCGTGAGGCACGCTGCTTCTTTTTCCTGACGTCAGGAAAATGGTCTGTCTTTTGTTTGTTTTTCCTCTTTGATTATCTTTGCGTTATGGATTCAGATATTCAGAAACTTCTTGCAGACATCGCAATGCTCGTGAACGTCACGGAGGATATGCGTGCAATCCTTAACAAGCTCGTTGAAATGGCTAAGGATGGCAGTACCGAAGCCGTGAAGGAACTGCGTGAGATTATTCAGCAGGCAAAGGAGGAGCAGCTGCGCAAAGACCTTTTTGGCGTATGACACAACTTGACCGTATCGAACAGATACACCCCGACTTAATATCGCAGTTCTTTGCCACTGGCAAGTGCGACGCTATTCCCCAAGAGCTACAGAAGTTCTTGGAGCAATTGCAGTGGGCAATGGAAATCTACGAACACGAACGCAACATAACTCGTGCGGCTCGTAAGCTGCAACAGCGCATCAATGCTAATCAGGGTATCAAGATAGAGCAGCGCACCTGTATGGCTCGACTCTATGAAGCTATCAACTACTTCCAAGTAGACAACAACGTACCCATCAAGATATGGGAGAATCAGTACGCTAACCAGTTTGAGAACCTTGCTAAGCTCTGTGCGCTGTCTGGTGACTATAAGACACAGGGCAAGTGCTACGAACGTGCGCTGGAGTGTCGTCGTCGTGCTTCTGAAATCTCCGAAGCCGATAGAGACCTTGGTGTTACGTTCATTATCACACCAAGCATCACAGCCGAGGAACTTGGCTTCTCGAAGAAGAGTCTCAAGGATATTGCTGCCAAGCACAACCAAGGCTTCTATGTTACGCTTATCGACTCGCTGCCTATCGAGCAGAAGGAGAAGAAGCGACTGCTGCGTGATGCTGACATACAAGACGCTGAAATAGTAGAGGAGATTCCAAATGACTGACGAAATTATAAACAACGAACAGCCTACAGTTGACTTCGAGCATTACTATATGAATCGTGTGCAACTGTTGGCAAACATCATCGACCCGAATATGCTCTATGCAGAGTGGGCTCGTGCGACTGGTAAGACGGAGGGCGTTATCGTTCCACGTCTTATCCGTGTAACAAATGATATGCCTGGTGAACTTTCGTTCCTTGTGCATAAGACTTATGTTGCGCTGATGACGAACGTCTGGCCTAACATTCAGGCTTCGTTCTCTCGTCCTGTCATCGTGAACGGTAAACAACGAGCAATGTTGGAGTATGGCATCGATTATGTGGTGGGCGAAGCGAAGCTACCCTCACACTTCCGTCGACCACGCTACCCTATTGCCTACGCTAAACACTCGGTCATCTTCCGCAATGGTGCGCACCTCCAGTTGGTATCTTCAGACCAGCCTGAGAGTGTCGCTGGACGTAATGCCGTTCACGCCTTCGTCGAGGAGATGAAACACAACAGCGGAGAGAAACTCAAGTCACGTCTTTTCCCTTCCCTTCGTGGTGGTTCTGCTGACATCCGTCGCTCTGCCTACTATGAAGGCGTGACAGGTGTGAGCGATACGGCACGTGTCGACCTTGGTGAGGACGATTGGTTTGAAGAATACGAAAACAAGATGGACCGACAGCTCATTGAGGAGATAGCCAGTGTGTCGCTTGCCATTAACCAGTCGCTTTATAAGCAGTTTATGCTTCAGCAGGAACTTCGCAATACGAAGAATCCTGTCACAATGGAGAAGATAAGACTGGAAAATGAACGTCTTAACGCTTTTGTTGCACGATGGAAACCACGCTTGGCGGATATGCGAAGGAACGCAATCTACTATATCCGTGCTTCATCATTCTGCAATAAGGATATCTTGGGTCCTAAATTCTTCAAGACACAGCTCGACACGCTCGATATGGATGAGTTCTTGACGGCTATCTGTGCTATTCGACATAAGGAAGTTACTAACAAGTTCTTCACCACTTACGACCACGAGCGACACCAGTTCAAGGATAGTTATATTTATGACCAGATTTTGAAATTGAACCTCAGGGACCACTTTACCCTGACCGCTCGCTATCTTCGACATTACGATAAGCACGAACCACTCTACATTGGTTACGACCCTGGTAACTTTCAGTCGCTCATCGTCGGACAGAAGAAAGACTATGGTAGTCGCTTCGATATTATCAAGGAGTTTTGGGCTTACATACCCGATGACCAGCAGAACCTTGCGCAGCAGGTGTATTCTTTCTTTGGTACTGATGCGGTGAACAAGGTTATACATCTCTATCCTGACCGTGCTGGTAACAAGACACGTGAGGAATTAGAACAGATAACTACTGACTCGCTAACGATGAAGGCAGCCTTAGAGAGTTACGGCTTCTCAGTTATCCTCTACAATGAGGGTGCACCTGTTATTTACCATTGGCAGCAGTTCCGCCTTTGTCAGTTGCTCTTTGGTGAGAAACTTCCTTTGCTCCCGAAGGTGCGAATAGATGAGAACGAATGCCCTAACCTTTGCAGTGCTATTCTTATCAGTCCGTTGAAGAAAACCAACGGTAAAATAGAACTCGATAAAGCGTCAGAGAAGAAGGAGGAACTGAAACGAAGACCAGGACTAACAACGCAGCTTCCAAGTGCAATGATTTACCTTTTATACGGTCTTTATTCCGACCTAATCAAGAAGGAATTAAGCAGTTATCCCGACGATTTGCCCGAAAATCTTACTATTTAACGGCTAATATTGTAACGAACATAATATAAAAAGTGTCTGAAAATCGACAATAACGGGGGCTATTTACATCGGTCAAAAACTTACTTTGTTGTGTTTCAGTGGTTTACGTTTTGAAAATCAAAATCAAAAATAAACAAACGACGTTTATCACCACGCACCGCTGAGTTGAGGAAAAGCGGTGCAACGTTCCAAAAGTTGGGAAATATGACAGGGAGGGGATAAAATCGTCCTTTGTTCCCACAGCGATTTTCAGTAATTTCGCAAGTAATGGAGAAGACAATTGAATTGAACGGCATCGATGCAATGCAATGGGCAAGAGAGATAAGCAGAGTACCACAAGGTGACTTCACTATCTGCTTCTTTCCTTACGCTCGCTCACAGGGTATGGCAGGCGAGCAAATGGTAGTCAAGGAACATTGCAAGTACCGCACACAACTACCAGAGGAGTGTTTCAAGGTCGACTCCGAGAACTACTTTCTCTTCGAGGATCAAGAGGGAAACCCTAAGATGTGCTATCGCATACTCATCAGATACATGGGGTTCCCACAAGACGGATATAAACTACATAAGATAAATTGGTTATGACAGATAGTATTGAACTGCACGGCAACGCTGGACTCTACGTCATGGACGGCAATACCTTCTCCTTTCAGATTGGAGAAGGAAGAGAGTTGTCGACAAGCCCAGGGCTACTCTTACCACAGGGTAGACAGACTTGCCTACATGAACACCAGTGGATGAGTGTGAATGGATACCAAGTGTGTATGCGTGGTATGAACAACGCACTGTGTGAAGAGGTAACGATGGAGATAAAGCAGAACCGCCTGCTGCCTCGCTTATATAGCAAGGAGATTAAGATGCTGTATGGTAATGGACCATGCGCCTATATGCAGACAGTAGAAGGTGGTAAGCTGCGACGTGAGTACACCGCACTACCTGCGTGGGATGAATGGTTGAACTCTTGGCAAGAGCGTGGTATGGAAACATCCGCACAGGAGTTCGCTAAGACTTGTATCAAGAACTACTACTGGTTCGGTGATTACTTCGTTAAGTGGCGATTCTCCCGTGGTAAGCGTATTGGTATGTTGCCAGTAGCAGGTCTTGAACCTTTGGAGAATAAGCACTGCCGTCTTGCTACCACTCGTAAGGATGTAGCCTATGATCAGATTAATTATGGCGACTTCAATAACATAGCTGTAGGACGGTGGACATACGGCTTAGGCAATTACAAGATATATCCTAAGTTCGCATTGTCAGAAGTTGACAACTATCTATTCGCTGCCGTGTCACACCACCGTGAGAAATCAGTCGATGAGTTCTACGGTGTGAACGAAACTCACCAGGGCGCACGTCCATATATTCAAGGTAGCAACAAGACTGCCTCTTATATTAACTCCTTCTTGCGTAATTCCCTTGCAGCGAAGATACACATCATCATTCCGAATGCGTGGGTGTCCAGCAAGCGTAATCAGTTAGTTAAGCTATGCGAGGAGAATAAGGTTCGTTCGTCTAAGAAGCAAGACTTGGTTAAATATAACGGTATCAGTATCGGTACTGAATATCGTGAATCGTTACTTGTAGAGTATATGCGATTGGAGCTGCGCAAGATAGGCGACTATCTGAGCGGTGCCGACAATCAAGGTAAAGCCTACTCTTCAATCTCATTTACGGATAGTTCTGGTAACGAACAGCAATGGAGAATCGAAACGATCGACCTTAAGTATAAGGAATATATCGATGCGTTGATTTCCTACGATAAGCGAGCGGAAGAAGCCTTACTATCAAGCGTTGGTTTGGATGCTTCTATCACCGCAGTTAGTAAAGATGGTGTTATCAGCAAGTCAGGTTCTGACGCATACTATAACTACCTTATCTATATAATGTCGCTTACTCCAGAGGACGAGATATGTGCAGAACCGTTTAATCTCGCTCTCAGATTGAACTTCCCTGAACTCTATAAACAGGGTTATCGTATAGGCTTCTATCGTGAGGTTCCACAGCGACAGGAAGACGTCGCACCGAAAGACAGACTAAATCAACAACAGTCATGAAGAATGTATTAGTAGATATTTTCAAGAACTTCTCCACCTTCAGTCTTTATGCGCCTGGAGTGGAAACTAATATGGACCTGA